TTATTTTAAATTAAATTGTGCTTTTAAATCCATACTATCGTTAGTAAAAGTAAAATTAGCATTTGATCCATCTTTACTAATATATGAATACAATTTAGCAGTAGAATCCATTATTTTAGTTTCTGATGTTAATTCTCCTTCGCCTAGTATGCCCTTAACTTGATCATATGTCATTCCATTTTGTATTTGATTGTATAAATCCATTGTAATATTTGCACTAGGTTTTTGTAAAAAAGCTTGAGCTTTTGCTATAACAGCTCCGTCTTGAATTGTTACATTCATATTTCCCATACCAGAACCTTTCCATTCATATAAAGTTGTTTTTATACCTGCAACATCTGATGATGAACTTTCCTTACCTTCTCCAAGTAACGCAACTACTTCTTCATATGATTGCCCCATTTGTATGTTTAAAAAGTTTTCATATGTTATTTTAGTAGTTTCTTTTTTTGTATCTACTTTGTTTGAAGATGCTGCTTCTGTTGAGCTGTTATTATTACTATTAGCGCCAGAACCTGCTGCTCCAATTAAAACAATCACTACTATAAACCATACCCACCATTTCTTATAGAAAGGTTTCTTATTTTTTGCACCACAACCTGGACACGTTTTTGCACTTGAAGCTATATCAGCTCCACATGTTTTACATTTAATCATTTTTGACATCATTATTTCCCCTTTTTTAATTTATAGTATAATTGTACATTATTTGTACTTTATTGTAAAATAATCTAATAGTTGTAATCGTTATTTTTGATTAAAAAATAAAACAGTAAGTATTTTCCTATAAATTCTTGCCGTTTTATTAAAAATTGTAATTAAACATTAATATTTTTAAACTACTTGTTTCTTGCTGTTAATTCATTATAAAGTCATAAAGTCGTTTTTTAATAACTTAATCTTCTTTTACCTGTTTATCTAATGCAATTTCCTGTTCTTCTAGCTTAGGTATATTAGCCTCTATGTACTCTTTTGAAATCTTCCTTAAATTAGTTCCATCTAGTCCAACTTTCTCATCATTTAACTTTATTGTGGGATTATTTATAAATAAAATTCTTCCATCTAATTCTATATTTTTAAGACATTCTTGAATAATTTGATTATCTTGTGTATTTAATTCATTTTTATCTTTTATTAATCCAAATAGTTCTTTTCTTATTTTTATTTCTCCAAGCTGTTTATCTTGCTTTGCTTTCCAACTAAAATTTTCAGAATATATTTTATATATAAATGTTAATGTTGGTAATAATGCAGATAATGTTGTAACGCATCCAGTTAAATTTATTTCAAATGTGCCTGATTCAGCTCTTTTATATTCTAATTCTATAGATTCATTACCTATAAGCTTATTAATATTATCATACATAGATTTAATTGTTGTAATATTATTAATTAAATCTAATATTTTATTATTTTCATTCATTAATCTTATTTTAAAATCATTCATATTCTCACTACCAACCAATACATTATTTATTCTTTTAACTTGTTCAATATTATTTTTAACAATTTGGTAAGAATTAATCATAGAAACTATTGCTTTATATGTACTAGAAAATTTCTCAGAACTTTCTTTTATAGTTTTACTACTAATGAACTTATGTATTATCTCATTGGCAGTTGTAAATTCATTTATAAAATTATTTATGTCAAAATACTCATATTTATCTTTTAAATCTGCTAATATAAAGAATGAATCCATAAAATTAATTTCCCTTAAGCTTTGTAAAAAGGAATTATAGTATGTTGTTGCTGAATTTTTTACTGTCCTTGCATTGTTAATACAACTATCTGAACCACCTACAATATCACGATTAACCAAAATGTTTATACAATCTGTAAAAAGTAGATTAGTAGGTTCTATAATTTTTTGTAATTCATTTATTGTTTCATCTAATTTTATTACTTCAATTTCTAATTTAATTGCAATCTCTTTTATATCTGATAAGTTCATTTTTTCATCCCCTATTATTTCATTTATCTTGTTATCTTGTTATCTAAATGTGTTATAATAGAGTTACATTAAAGAACGCTATTATAACTAAGAACTCATAATTGATTGGTAGTCAGATGAGTTCTTTTTATTCTAGTACATTTACATAATACTACACTTTGTCCATTTTTTCCAGAAACAAAACAATAGCTGGAAATTAAGGAGTATTGATTCCTTAATTTCCAGCTATTGTTTTCTAACTTTATGTGTAATCTAGCATAAGTATTATAACATAACTATTTAATTTTTATACATTTCCTTAATAATCTCCAGTAATAAATAAATTAGATTCACTAATTCTTCTTCTATCTAATCCATCTGAATACTCTTTATTTGCTTTATTCCACATTCTAAAGTATTCTTTTACTTTTAGTGGATCTCTTCCACCATTACAAATATAATTATATAATGTAGATCCAAACAATGATTCTATTCCACAGTTATACGCAAAACTTATTAATGCATCAAATTCATTACTGGTTAAAGATACGCCTTTATTATCTAAGTCATTCTTTAATTTTTCAGAATATTTGCTTGCCTCTTGTTTTAACCAATTTAAAGCTTGTTCTTTTGTACAAGTAGATTCTAAACCATCTGGAAATGCTTCTGGAATCGAACAATAACAAGTGCCATATCCTATTGTCCAATAATCTTTAACACTTTCACCATAATAAGGATCAGCATAAGCTTTTTCATAAAATCCTTCCCAACTTCCAATAAATCCAACACATTTTTCACTTACTAAATTTTGTTCTATTAATTGACCTTTTTTATCAAAAGAATATTGTTTACCATTAATATTTGAAGAACAGTTAATATAACATTTCCCCATATGACCATTACTTTGCTCTTCTAGATAATACCATATTCCATTATCATTTAACCAACCAGTTTTCATTGCTCCACTTGAATCTAAATAAAACCATTCTTCTTTGATTTTAATCCATCCAGTTTGCATTATACAATTTTCGTTGAAGTAATAATATTTTCCATGAATTAATACCCAACCAGTATAAGCATATCCTTTATCTATATCTAAATAGAACCATTGTCCTTTTGAATCTTGATACCATTCAATTAACATTTTCCCATCTTGTCCGAATCTATACCATTTGTTATTTTGATATAACCAATCATTTCTTAACATTTTACAAGAACCTGATTGTAAATAATACCATGAATTATTATCTAAAATCCACTCGTTATCTAATGCAGAATTATTTTTAAAATAATACCAATAACCTTGTATTTCTTGCCATCCATCTTCAATTAAATTTAATCCATCTTTTGAATATATCCATTTATCAGTAGTTTTATCTTTATCCCATCCTATTTTATATTTTAGTCCAGGTTTTCTTTTTGGTAAATCTGTGAATCCCCAAACCTCATTTATAAGCTCATCATCATCAGCATTTATCCAACAGTATCCATCTAAACTCCAAAGTTTTCCCCAACTATTTAGTACTTTAAGATATAGCTTTTTATCAAGATATTCATATCCAACACATACCATAGCATGATTACCACAACGTTTGCCCGTACTTGGGAAAGGTACCATTCCATCTGTACCTGGATGATTAACTTTATAGAAGCTTTCATATAATCTGACAGTAAATATTAATGGTTTCTTTTCATTATGAATATAATTGGGAATATCCTCTACATCAACTCTAACATAGGATTTACATTTTAAATCTTTCGCTTTTTCTATAAGTTCATCGTGATTAAGTAGTTTATCAAACGATTTTTCTATTTCCGGATAATCTTCTAAATTAGGAAAATCAACTTTTGGTATTGCTCCAACTTTACAAGCTATTTTCATTACATCTCTGGTATATGCACCTTTGCTTATACCAACATCATCACATTTACTTCTGATTGCATTTAGAAAACCATCTGATAAATAATCACTTACATCATTGATTGTTTCGACAATTGCAGTAACTGATTGAAATGCACATGTTGAAGTATCAAATTGATTTCTAGCATCAAATGGGTATTTAACTTCATCTTCATCTGGTATATTGTTTTTTAAATTTGAACAACAAAATTCCCTATAATTATAATCTCTTAAATCTATTGGAGAATCTAATATACCATCTAAAGGTATTTCTTCGTAATTTAATTCATTCATAAAACTTCTCCTTTATACTTTTTATTTTAATAACAAAAAAGGTAGCATTTATTGCTACCTAAACTATTCTTCTTTATTTAATTGTTTAGCTGTTTGATTAATACCTACAGCAACTCCCCAGCATAATACGCCTTGTAATGTACCATTAACAATAACATCTAATGTAACTCTATATTCTGTGTTAATTATACTTAATAATATTGCAAAAGTAATACCAAATAGCATTAATATACTTGTTATATATTTATCTTGTATACTATCTAACTTTTTAAGAAATACTCCAACTACATATATGCCAGCAATAACTATAAATAAACTTTCGGGTATAAATTGTACTAAATTTGTATATTCCATCTTACATTCCTCCTATTTTAGTTAAACTAAATAATATTCCTAATATTCCAGTAAGTAGTCCACCTATTGCGGTTCTACTTATCCATTTAATTGTATCTTCTAAATCCTGTATCCTATGATTTGCCACTTTAATTTTTTCATCCCAATTTTCAGAGTTTTTCTCTAAAAGGGTTTCTATTCTTACTAACCTTTCTTTAATTTCTAGTACAGTATCCGTTTCATTCATCTGTCTACCTTCTTTCTTTAGCAACTAAAAAGAGGCTAGACTTAACTAATCTCTTAAAAATTTATATGTTGCTTAATTTTATATTTTCAATTGAATTTTGATCATATATTTGTGTTCAAATTGGACACAAATATATGATAATAACGCATAAATAAAAAAAGACTTATCAAAAGTCCTGATCTATTGTCTTAATATTTATTTTTGTTTTATATCCTAGATTCCCACTTGCAATAAAAAACACTTGCATTTCTGCAAGTGCCTATGTGTAAATTTATTTATAATTTTATTCAACTACAAGAACCGGTATTTTTATTGTAACTTTTCCTGAAGGAGGAATATCTCCAACATTAACTATAATACTTTTAGATGTTGAATTTGAATCAACTTTACCTTGAGTTGTTATTACTTCACTAGGTATAAATTGAATATGATTGGGCGCATTATCCTTAATAACTACTGATTTAGCTATTTTATCACTTGTGTTAGTAACTTCTATTGTATACGTAAAATTATCTCCTACGTACACTGAATCTACATCTGCTGTCTTTACAACTTTTAATTGAGTTTCTGCAACTCCCTTAAAAATTATAGATACTTCACCACTAGCATTATTAGTATTATCACCTTTGGCATAAGCAGTGTTAATTATATACTCTTGTTCTGGATCTGTTGGTTTAGGTTCAGTATCTTCTTTTGTAACTGTAACTATACAATCAGCTTTTATATCTGTTCCTTTAATTTGTGCTGTTATTGTTGCTTGTCCTTCTTTTATAGCTTTAACATTTCCATTAGAATCTACTGTCGCAACTGTTTCATCTGAGCTTGACCAATCTATATCTACAGCTGATGGAGTTGTTGTTTCTGTTAACTTATCTGAACTACACTCTTTTAGACTTAATGATGATTTATCTAATGATATAAATTGATTTTCAATATTTTCATTATGTGGTAATAATTTTCCATCTATGTCTATTGAATTTATTGGAAGGTATGCTCCTGTATTATTTATTATTTCAACACTATGTTCACCATTAGTAAGTGCTAATTTTTCATAAACTAATTTTGGTGCTGAAACACATTTACCATTATCATATACTATATATTTTTCTGTATATTTTCCATCTATTATTATATCTGCATCTCCAGTAAATGTATCCCAGTAAGAAGAAAGTATTCGTAATTTAGTACCAGTAAAATTAAACTTTATTTTGGCACCTGAAGTTTGGTATGTTTGTTGATAATTATAAGCCCATCTATAATCATAAAACCAACCTGTGCCATCATAAGTAATTTCTTTGCTATCATAACTATATCTTGTCCACCCATCTTCTGGTTGCAATAATTGGTCTCCAACTGTTGCTGCATTAGCTATTATTCCATTTTGAAATATTCCAACTCCCATAATAGCTACTAACATTACAAACATTATGCTAAACTTTTTAAAATATTTATTCATTTATCATTTCTCCCCTCTACTATCTTTTGTTGCTCATTTATAATTCTATTCAACTACAAGAACTGGTATTTTTATTATAACTTTTCCTGATGGGGGAATATCTCCAACATTAACTATAATATTTTTAGCTGTTGAATTTGAATCAACTGTTCCTTGAGTTGTTGTTACTCCACTAGTTATAAATTGAATATGATTGGGTGCACTATCATTGATTACTACTTCTTTAGCTGTTTTATCACTTGTATTAGTAACTTCTATTGTATATGTAAAATTATCTCCTACATACACTGAATCTACATCTGCTGTTTTTACAACTTTTAATTGCGCCTCTGCAACTCCCTTAAATATTATAGATACTTGACCACTAGCATTATTAGTATTATCGCCTTTGGCATAAGCAGTGTTAATTATATACTCTTGTTCGGGATCTGTTGGTTCAGGTACAGTATCTTTTTTTATAACTGTGACTATACAATTAGTTTTTATATCTGTTCCTTTAATTTGTGCTGTTATTGTTGCTTGTCCTTCTTTTATAGCTTTAACATTTCCATTAGAATCAACTGTTGCAATTGTTTCATCACTTGATGACCAAATTACATCTACTGCTGATGGCGTTGTGGTTGCTGTTAATTGTTTTGAATCATTTACTGTTAAATTCATTGTTGAATGATCTAATGATATTGATTCATTAGTATTTACTATTAAATCTTTTTTAAAAACATTTAAAACAGGATTATCAGTTGTACTATTTTTATCAGGTGAAGTTATTCCAACAAAAGTATTAGCAGGTACACCAGTAAATTCTCCATTAATATTTTTCATAGAATCTATAGACCATGAACCAAAGTTTGTAGCTGATCCTGTATTAGTATCATCCCAAATAAATTTTCCAGCACAACCTTTTTCCGTATATTCTTGTTTTATACAAACTACGTCTTTTTCTAATGGCTTAGATCCATTAGTTACAATCATTCCCATAGCAACATATCCTTCTGGAGCTACAGGTTTCCAAAAATATCCATTCATATTTGCGCTAGAACCTTTATCATTCCATATTAGTTTATAATCTATCGGATAAGCTGTTATACCATCAGTAAATTTAACTGTAAGTACTTTGGGCAAATTACTATTTGGATCATTATAATTTTCTTGACCATAATACCCAACAGGTACATATCCCGTATCAGTTGTTAGTCTATAGAAAGCTCCGTCATACTTTCCACCACTACCACGATCATTCCAAGCTAAACTAAATTTTGTTGCTTCTTTTAATTCAAGTTTTGGAAGAGTTTCAGCATTTGCTATAGTTCCATTTTGAATTGCTCCAACTCCTATAATGGTTAATACCATTACAAGCATTATAAGCATCTTTTTAAAACAATTTTTCATTGTATATTATTTCTCCCTTATTTCCATTATTGAACGCGTTCATAAATTATTTTAACTTTATATATGGTAAAATCCAACAATAATCGTAATACAAATTCCCTTATATCTAAGAAATTTAGTAAATTTTTACTTTTTATCATATAGTTGATTTTAAATTGTTATTTTTAAGTAATAAAAAGACTATCTTCAATTCTATCTATTACAATATTTAATACGTATAACTTTTTTAAATTTATAGATAATAAATATTGTAAATGAATTCTCCATCTGTTTAAACCTTTTGTAATTTAATAATAACCTTATCTAAATTTACAGAGAAAATTATTTTTCATGTAAAATAGTAGAACTAGTTATAATATTTATTCAGCATCCTTATTTTAACTAGTTCTACTATTATTTTAGTAATATATTTAATAAAAAAAGACCAAGCCTTCCTGATCTACTAATATTAATATTTATTTCATGTTTTATTCCTATTGCGAACTAAACTACTGGTCTTACTTCTGTATATTCTACTTTAGTTATTTCAGTATATTGTTCTGTTGTTATTTTCTTATAACTTACAAAATCCCAAACGTCTGTATTATTGTAACATCCCCAGCAAAAATATCTTTGTACTTTTTCAAACCAATTCATATACTATTTACCTCCTAAAGCTATTTGTTTTGTTAAATCTGCTAAATCTTTTTGTAGTTGCTCTATAGCTAAATCCTTTTTAGCCATTTCTTTTGTATTTTGTGCAAGTTCTTCTTGTAGTAGTTCCATTTGTGATTTAGGTATATCTTCTAATATTGGTTCTCCTGTTTTAATATCTACACCTTTAAGTAGTTTGTTCTCTGGAATATCAGCTTGAAGTACTTTTATTTCTCCTATTGGTTCATATGGAAATCCTCCTTGGCTAAATATTTCTTTTCCTGTTGAATCATAAACTATTAGTGTTTTCATCTTTACATTTCTCCTTTTTTATTCAAATGCTAGGTAGGTTAAATTATTTCCAGGTGGCATATTTACTGGTAAATATACACTATTCCCAGATTTTAATGGTTCAATAAAACTACTTATTTCTAAATCATATGAACTTGAAACTGTCAACATAAAACATGCATTATTTCTTATCATTATGCAACCTTTGTAATAAGTATTAGTAGAATCTATGCCAGCCATTATTACACTAATTGGAAAGCTTGAATTAATCGTTATATATGGCTTAGATACAGTACTAGAAGAACCAACATAAGTGAAAGTTTTATAATCAGAGCTGATTGTAGATGTACCCGTTAAAAACCTTTTTCCACCCATTCCTTGTACGGAAATTTGTGCTATCTTCGATACTAAACTAGCTAAAGCTTCAGTTCCACTAGCACTCACACCCTTATTATTAAGATTATTAGCTGCTGTATTCTTATCTGTTTGTATTCTATTGGCTATCTCTGCATGTGTATTACTTCCTGTAACATTTCCTACCTTGCCAGCAATAGCATTTTTGCCATCACTGGCTGATTGAAAAGCCGAATTTGCTCTCTCCATTGCTAACTTAACGGCATTAGCTGTAGCTGCTTGGGTAATACTTGTGCTATTCGTAGTATTATTAAGTTGTACAATTCCCTTTTGAGCTGTAGTAGCATCTGCTATTTTAATATTATCTACTTTGTTCGCAATATCTTTCAATTGTTCAGCAACTGTAGTAGATCCATTCTTAACTACTGACGCATTAGTATGAGGATAATAGATATTCCCATCACCATCTTGAATTTCTATATTCTTTGTTGCCATTTTTATTCACCTCCTAAACAGTTTTAAAGAATAATTTTACTTGTGTACTATTGGCATAAGTAGCACCAACTCTAACGTTTTCACCACTATCTCCCTTATCACCTTTGGGTCCTTGTGCTCCTTGAGGTCCTCTATCTCCAGTTGCACCTTTAGCTCCAGCATCTCCCTTTGGTCCTTGTGCGCCAGTTGCACCTTTATCTCCCTTAGGACCTTGCGCACCATTATCTCCTTTAGCACCTTTCAAAGTTCCATTATTTAATTTTTGTTGAAATGTTTGTCCATCACTGAATGTAACTGCATCTGCACTTGTTAATACATCTACTTCCTTTACTACTGCTCCTGTTTTTTCATCTAGTAACTGTACTCTTACCTTTTCCACTTTTATCTTCCTTTCTATTACTCAATTATTTTAATTCCCATTTTAGGACTTACTTTAACATTATTACTTGTACCTGTATTTACTACATCTGTAACCTTAAAATATAGCGTTTTATTATCTCTCTCATTTATAGCTGGTAGTTCTTCGCTAATAATCAAATTAATCTTATCTTTTATTTGTTTATTAAGCTCATTAACTCTCAAACTCACTTCTTCAATTTCTTTTTTCTTAGCAAAGATAATAGTGGAATCTATTTTTAGATTTATGCTAGATACATTAGATACAGCTAACACCATTTTTATATTTATTTCTTTAGTGCTACCATCAGCAGCTTTAGGTTTATAAGTTTCAGCACATTTGGCTATAGCTAACATATTATTATCTTTATCAAAAACACCATATTCTCTAATCATAAAGCCACCATCAGTAGGTGGTATTAATACCTCTATATTAATCCAATTGGGATTATCATCATCTATTGAGACATGTCCTATATTACCTTCCCAAACAGTATTTACTAAGTCCATCTGGGTTTCAACTGGATTATAGTACTTTCCTCCTCCATCTCCCACTTTCATTTTTACAAAATCAATTTTTGTTCCTAGACCTAAACTATTAGCTATTTTAGCTTTTCCAATGCTTGTTAATATTGAATAAAATTTCTCATCCATTAAATCTCCTCCTTGGGATACGTTACTATATTTTCATTTCCTGCACTCTGTGCTATAGGAATTATTACATCTGCTTTATTACTAATATCATGTGGCACCCAGGGATAAACCACTATATCCTCTCCTGTAATGCCTACAGTACCAATGTATAATTCCCCTTTTGTTGTAAAAAATATATTTATTAGTTCTATCCATGAACGTGTATTTTTATATGCATTAATTAAAGTATCAAGTTTCTTTAAATCTTCTGGTGATGCACCTCTTTCCGTAATATCTATATCTAAACTAAAAAAGAATGGTTTGCCATCATATTCAAACCATTCTTTTAATTTAGTTTTACCGAAAACAGTACTAGCTGAATCTATTACAGATTGTGGAGTTCCTTTAATCTTATGAAGTAGTATTGATTTTTTAACTAATTCTCTTTTTTGATCTAATGATAATGTATAATCATAAAAATCTACATGAAATTGCCAGGCTAACGAATCAATAGCTTCTTCATTAAGTTCGTCAATTCTTCCATAAATATAAACAAGTCTTACACTATCACTTAATTTTTGAAAATACGGATTAAGTGCTTTACATAAAGCTTGTACAAATATATCTTTCTGTAGATATGAAGTCTGTAAACTCAATAAATCAATTTTACTAAGTTCCATTATTCCATCCCTCCATACTTTACAGTTATATTTTTCACCTTTGCAATTTCATTTTCTTTTATTTCATCATATCCTGGTTTAGATACTATTAACCTTCTCACTCCTGAAAGAAGTCTATCATTGATGTTATAGGATGCAGAATTAAGAATCTGATATTTTAATTCTTCAACATTTATAGATTTCCCAATCTCTTCTTGTTGCCAATTTATAAAATTTCTAATAGATCCATCCTCATAATTTAACTTTTCTCCTTCTATAGACTTTCTCCATTTACCCTCTTGAGTAAGAAAATTTTTATCTAAATAATATGTTAATTCAATATCATATTCAATTACATCAGGAGTTCCAACCTCAACTTTATCTGTAAGTGGCCTTCTATCTTTTGGTGAACATTCTTTATAAACTTTATTTAAAATTTCTTGTGATGGTATCTCCCCATTATCTACAACAACCAATATTTTTACAACTCCTGGGCTCGGTGAAATTACTTTAACTCCAGTTATAGAATTATCTGCTGAATATGCATAATATTCATAAGCTCCGTTTGGTCCTGCACAACTTTTACTTTCCATCTCAAGCCTAGCTCTTTCTCTATAAGAGATATTTTTTTCTAAATCTGAACCTTCCTTTGAAATTTCAGTATTATATATTTGAGATACAAAGGCAATTGGCTGTATTATGTGATTTATTTTCCCTTCAGGTATTCCATTATATTTATAGCCTGTTGATGTAGAGATAAGTTTTACATTAGTTTCACTTTCACCAGCTTTAAGGATATAATCTTCTTCAAGTTCAAATATTCTAATTCCGTCAGAAGTTATTTTAGTCCCAGATGCTATATGAACATCATCTTTTTGTATTGCAGATAATACTGCTTTTCCTCTACATGAAGCTTTTGTTGGTTTTAATCTTTTAGTATCAAAATAGCTCTCACCAATAGCATCTAGTTTTTCATCTCTAGCATTTTCTAAAAAATTCTGATTTGCTGTATCATTTATATTGTTTGCTATTCCTACAAGAATAGGCATTAATGATTTTATAAATAATTTTCTTTCATCTCCTTCATGTAGTTCTTCTCCTAGTTCATTTTCAACTTTATTAATAACATCCTTATAAATAGTTTCTGGATTTATATCTACAAAATTAAGAAACAATTTCTATCACCACCTTTATAGTCGGAATATTATCTCCATCATCATTTTTTTCATATATAATATCTACTTCTTTGACATTTGCTCTAGTTTCATAAGTATTTATTAAATCATAAGTTTCTTCTATTAATTTATTTTGTATCTTGTTAAGTGGTTTATCTAAGTTATCAGGATTTCTTCCCATTAAGCGATCATAAGGTAATTCATATTTAAGAGTATTTAAGATATTACTTACATTTTGAAGTATTCTTCCATCGCCTTTTGCATTCCAATTTATATAACTTTGATTTGAATATACTTCATATATCATATTTATCCTCCAAAAATTGAATTTTCTAATGCAGATACTTTTGACTCATCTTCAGATGACATTGTAACTTTTGAATTTGAAGATTTTGATTTTTTTTTAGATGATGACTTGCTTGAATTTTTTTTACTTTGTGATGATGTTCCCTCTTCTTTCTTAGCTCCATTTCTAACATGTTCTCTAAAAGTTAATTTTATCTTACATTTTACAATTTTACCTGAACCAATTATCAAAGCATCTGATATATCTCCTTTTTCTAATATATACTTATTTTCAGAAACTGGGGTGCTTCCTATAAAAAGCATATACGATGCCTTAGAATAGCATAATTCTTTCCATTCTTTAATTTCTGTTTCCACATCTACACTTGATGATTGTCTAAGATCTATTGTAAAACTTGGTTTTTCTAAATCTAATCCTTTTATATAATTGGAAGGTTTATCATTTTCTACGTCCTGTTCTTCAACACTAATTCCAAAGCTATTACTATAATCATTAAATGTATATATTTTATTGCTGTTAACTTCAAAAGTTTTTCCAGCAAATCCACCTAAGCTCATATAAGCATCACTCCATTTTTGCTATTATTATTCCTGAATTAATACCACTATATAAACATACAATTACATTTGATCCAATTGATACATCTAACGTTGCAATACAATTTGTACAATCACAATTCCCTGAACATTTAACTTTTAACTTACTAATAGATAGCCATCCAGATACAGCATCGTTTAGGTCAGGAAAGATTACTCTAGCACTTGATTCATTTAAATCTGATATAATACCCTGTCTAAACATCAATACCCCTCCAGTACTTTTCTTACTTTTAATTTAGTCTTTCCATTAAATGTAGAGTATAAATTTTCTATTATATATTTACCATTAAATAAAGCTAAATTGTCTACTTTAATAGTATTTCCAGCAGCTATATTGTTATTTTTATTAATAAAAAAATATCCTGTAGTTTCTTTCTTGTTATATGATCTTAGTATATTTTTAGCAAATCTATTTGCCTCTTCTATATTATAAACAGTTATATTGTTTATTTTTAAAAGTTCTAATGTATCATCAATAATATAGTTTCCTTTTATATAACTTCCTGAAAATGAACTTATTTCACACCCACCAAATACTTTGTTGGAAGTGCATTCAAATTCATATTTATCTATAAATTCATTAGATGATACTGTTAAAATAGTATCTTGTTTTTCTAAATATTCTTCACTAACTATAACAGCTTTACCATCTGTAATTTTTAGATTATATCCTTCAAGTTTGCATCTATAATCTAAAAATTCAATATCATTTTGTTCAATTTTATCTACTCTTGTATATAAATAATTCTCTACTCCATAAGTTTCTAAATGTAATCCATGATCTTTTATTAAATCTTTTGCTAAATCTAAAAATCTAACATTTTCCCATGGTTTTGTATTTTTAGTTTTAAATTTCTTCTTAATTGATAGAGCTTCTATTGTATAGTATCCATTAGAAGAAGAATAGCCATCAACAAACATTTTTCCACTTGAAAAAGGATATTCAACTATTTCAATAATATCATTCTTTTTAAAATCCCATTTTCTACACTCATGTTTTATGTCTGCAAATGTGACAGAGATACTATCACACTTGCCTCCCATATTATCATTTATTTTATAGTCATTTATAACTACATTAAGTTTTATTCCTTCATAATATAATTCCATACAATATCCTACCTTTTCCATGGTGGTAATGATGATTTATTATTTATTTTTAATTTTGGAATTAGTAACTTTACTCCTGAATGGAAAATTATAGTATTTATATAATCAGGATTGAGCTGCATTATAAATGTACTATAATTTTCTTCACCATAAAAATCTAAAGCAATTTTATCAAATGTATCTCCATTTATAGTAGTATATTCATAGCATTCTCTAGCCAAATGATTCTCGCTCCCTTTCATTTAAAATTTTATTTACCATCTCCTTAAATTCTTCATAAGATTGTTTAAGCATATTAATTGATTCTGGTGTGGCTTCTCCATTAATTACTGGAGAAAATACAAATGTATGAGAATTTCCATTATCTTTATTATTTCCACCAGGATTAACTATAGATGCTGTTTTCTCTAATAAAGATATACTTCTTGGATTATTACGTTTCAATGGTATTACTGATTCAGGTCCAGCTTCACCACATATACTCGGAATATCAGTAATACCTCCCTTGGCTAAAAGTGGTATTTGAGGTATATTAGCTCCAAAATGTTTTCCGCCTCCAGCCCAATCAGGAACCCAATCAGGTATATCTATGCTAATAGAATTTATTCCTCCAATTGCTGCATTTATTAATCCTATTACAGCATTAAGAGGAGCTTTCATAACACTTCCTATTCCACTCATTATTCCTGAAAATATTTCAACCACACCTTGCCATGCTAATGACCAATTTCCAGTAAATATTCCAGTAACAAAATCAACAATCCCTTGAAAGACTAGCTTAATTGAATTCCAAACACTTCCTACAATAAAGAAAAAGCTATTAAGAATAGCTCCTAATGCTCCAAATGAAGTTGTCCAATCTGTTGTCATTGCTGTTGTTATCCATAAATCAAAATTTTGTATTGCCGATTGAATTCCTTGCCACATTGCAATAAAGAAATTTCTAAATCCTTCGCATTTATTCCATAGCAATACAAAAACAGCTATAAGTGCAGCTATACCTATAACAATCCATGTTATAGGACATGCTAAAAAGGCACTATTAAGTGCCCATTGTGCAACTGTTTGAGCTCCAATTACAGCTATTGAAATTCCTCTTACTACTGCATCCTTAGCATATATAGCAACTGTTTTTAAAGTTGCAATTCTTTCTTTTATTTTTAAGGCATTAAATATTCTATGAGCTGTACTCTGTACTCCTGTTGCAATAGCAGAAGCTTTTCTTGCAATTGCATCTTTTGCATATAAGGAATTTAAATATATTGTCTGAGCTTTATCTTTTGCTTTTACAATACTTAATGCAGTCATTCCTCCTTTAAGTATATTAATTGAATCACTTACACCCTTTATAGCTTGAATACCGCTAGATACCCCACTTATTGCTTTCCAACCTAGAAATGCTTTTCCAATAAATAATGCTGTATTCTTTATTTGTGGCCCATTATCTTGTACATATTTAAAAAAGTTTTGTACAACTGGGATAGTTGTATCTATACCACTACACACCCATTGCGTGAAATTAGTAAATTTATCTGCTAACACATCAAATGATCCATTTTCTTGCATTTGTAGCAAATACTCTGTAACCCCTGACAATTTCTGTTTAATAACATCAAATGCAGAATTAGGTATTATTTCTCCTGTCTCTGAAATACCAGCAATTTTTCCAAGACCATTCTTTACTATCCCAAATGTAGTTGACATTAAACCTTTGAATGTTTTTGATTGTATTTCCATAGCTCCAGAATAACGTTCTTTCATAAGAGAAAATAAAGCTGCATTAAATGCTCTTTGATTTGTTATCTGACCTTTATTGTTTACAATTTCTATTCCAGCTAAATCTTTAGCTCCTTGAGCTACAATCATGTTTTTTGTAATACCAAACTCTTTTAATCTTTCTAATTCTCCAGTTTGTGCATCTGCAATAGCTTCTGTAGCTTGGTCAATACTTTTTCCCATAGCACCTGCCATGTCTCCTGTCAGTGGTAGTACTTTTTGTGCTTCAAGTCCATAGTTTGTTAGTTTTACAGTGGCATCCACTATTTCATTTGTTTCAAAAGGAGTTTTATTTGCATATTGAACAGCCCACGCAAAAGTCTTTCCAGCTTTTTCTTGGTCTTTCATTACTATGTTTAATGTGTTTCTATATTGTTCCATACTAGAAGCTTGATCTAGCATAGTACTACTTAATTTTTTTACACCAATACCAATTGCTCCAACAGCTAAAACAGTTTTAATTTTTGTTCCTAAAGAATCAAGTTGATTTTTAGTATATTGTGATGCATTTGCTGTTGTTGAATTAACTTTATTTATAGAGCTAATTGTTCCACTGGCATATTTATTAACCATAGAAAAAGCTTTTTGTAATGTAGGATTTATCTTACCACCAATAGCTATATTAGTTTGCAGAGTTTTTGCCAATAGCATCACCCCTTTTTATTCATAGCTTTTTTATATTCTTCATTTCTTCTATTATTTTCTGCTACTAGAGAGTCATAGTATTCAAACAAATCCAATAGTGGCATTGAATAGCAATCTTTTCTAGAATTTGATGTTTCCAGAGTAATCTGTGAAACTATCTTTTTTAGTTCTGATCGTCTTGGTCTCCATTCAAGCCTATAATAAAAAAATCTCTAGCAATTGATGCAACTTTACTATAGTCACTCACTCCTAGTCTTTTTATATCTAAAAAGTCAAGATCAGATGCTTCTGCAAACATTCTCCCACCAATTACTGGATCTAATTCATATGATGCACTGACCATGTATCCACTTCTAGTTGATTCTTTAAATACATTTTCAATATTTTCTCCAGTTAATTTATCAAAATCATAATTTATTTCTGTTACATTTTTACCATCTATTAAAATAGCCTTTCTTAATTTTAAAGTTCCTACCCCTGTATTAAGTATTTTATTTTCTTCCATTTTTTACTCCTCCTATAAATAAAAGCTAGACTTAATATTAAATCTAACTTTTATTATTATTTTTATAAATATTGTGATACATCACTGTATATATTTTTACCATTTATAGAATATATCCCATTAAGTTTATCTATATTAAGTATTTCTTTTCCATCACATATTCTCTTATACGCAATTACTTCATAACTTACGCTTCCATCTTGAGATGCTCCTGATTCAAGTTTTCCTTCTTCAGCTTTTTTATTTATTACTGTCAGAAAAGCTTTATTAGGTATAGGTCTAACTTTACCCGTTGCTAAATCTAATGCATCAGTTACCCACCTAATTTCTAATTGAGTGGCTATTATTAACGTTCCAAAAGTTTCATCTGAAGTTCTAATTGATATTTCAGTTTCCATAGATCCTATTGATCCATATGTTGGCATGTCTATTTCTCCAATTATTCCAGAACCTTTAATTGTATCTGTTAATTTTTCAATAGATGGTAATGTAACATCAGTAGTATTTCCAATTTTTATAGCTGATCCACTATCTCTTACATATATAGAATAATCAATTGTTTTATTAGACATTTCCTTTTTTGATTGTCCCATAATACATTATTCCTCCTTGTTTTCATATAAATTATCAATTCCTTTAGATGTAGACCTTACTCTTTGAGTCATTGATTTAGCAGGTGGTGTATTAGTTACTAAAGTATCAAAAGTAAAGTCACCTTGTATCATATCAGATCTTGAATTATTATTACCATTAAATGATATTTCACCATATAATAACTGACCTGCTGTAACATAAGCATTTAAAATCATTTGTTCTGATACAATAAGTGCATCTATATCATTTCTAGTCATAGGTTTATCAATTTTATCTATATTTCTATAATTAAAATCATTCAAAAGATACTTATTCATCATTATGTTTACATCAAATATTTCATCAACTGATGTTGTAGTTCCATAATCATAATTTGACATATGAGGACCCCATAAAACATATTTTCCACCTGAATAAATTGCTGTTGTAATCCCTTTTTCATTTAATTCATTTGCTTTTTCTTGACTAAACCTTATTGAATTACCATTAACAACAAGACCATCAATATCAATTTCTTTATTAGATGAACTTTCATATGGTATCCCTGAATTTATTGAATCAGTTTGAAGCTTTCTTACAATTGCAACAATTGATGCCCAAAGCACTTTATTACCACTTCTAAACTTTGGCCAACAGATTTTTTCGCAATTTGCATTATAATTATTTTTAACTTTCCATTCTATAGCCTTATCTCTTGAAGTAGCTTCATCAGAATTTATATCTATATAACAGATAGCTTCCCATCTATCACTTATTTTTGATGTTGATTTAACTAATGCTTTTTCAACTTCTTTTATTTGTGAAAATCCTGGTGCGGCAATAATTTCAGGAATTATATTCAACTCTTCGTAAACATCTGATACAGCTTGTATACCTGTTCTAGATTCAGTCTCTTCATCATATGAACCAATTACATTTTCTGATTTTATCTTTGAAGTGTCTGATTTCTTATAAGTAATTGATACTTCATTACCCAAGTCTTTTCCTGTTATTTCTAAAACGCCAGATTCATTATATTTCGCCTGATAATCCACTCCATTTTCCTTATCAGCTACAGTTAACGTATCGATAAGTGCATTTGAGGTTATTTTACCAACTCCATTAAAAATTTCTAGAGTTTCACTTGCAGATTCAGTATTATTAATTGTGTCAAGTATAATTACAACAATTGGTCCTATTGGTTCAATTGAATTTTCAAAATGTGCAAATACAACTGCTGATAATGTAAATTCATCAAAATTATCAGTTCTTCTATATCCAAGCTTTATTTGAGCCTGTTCTAGATTTCTAATAAGTAGTGGTTTATTTATAACCCTATTTTCAGGTTTTATTCTATGAATAGGAGCAATTCCAATATAAATAGGAACAGTTTTACTAATAATTATAGATTCATTACTAGCAACTATTTCTCCATACAATCCATGTTTATATGACATTTTTACACCGCCTTATTCAAAATATTTTTCTATATTAAAATCTAATGGAGCTATAGATGCATCAAATGTTATATTGGCACTCCAATAAGGATAACTTTGATCTTCATCCATGCTCCATTTTATAGGTTTATTAATTGTTAATTTTTCATTTAAAATAGGATTTTGTGAAAGTTCCAATCTAATTCTCATAATAATATTTAATAAATCTTTATATCCTTTTGTATTAGGCGTTACATCATTGTTTTCATCAGTTAAGCCTAAATCATAAGTAACTATTTTAATTCTAAAATTTACATTTGCTTCATTTACATCATCTATTCCATCATCAATCATTGCAATTAATCCTGGAATATCATATCCGTAATTATCTAAAAAATTCTTGGGAGGAACCCAACCAGTATAAACTGCTGGATTTACTAACTCTATTTTATTATCTTCTTGTCCTATAATACCTTCTTCTCTGATATTATAATCTGGTGCTTTTTTTAGTATTATCTTACTTGAAACATTTTCTTTTAAGAAATTAGTTATACATTCTAATGCTTCTAAATCATTCATTAGATACTCCTCCTATTTTATATGTTTACTTAATCTAAATTCCACTTCATGATTGATTCTTTCAATAAGCTTTTCTCCTGCTTCATCCATTACTTTTTCACTTACATTCTCATTTCCAATCATTTGTGGTACAGATAATGTGTGAAGAACTTTAATAGGATATGCAGCTTTTCCTACTCTTTTTACAACATGTGAATTTCCAGTAAGTCCAGCTATAAAAGCTTTTGGAGTTGTATTAACATCCTTTGCTCCTGATTTCTTAACTTTAACTTTTATTAATTTTCCTTTTTTCCAACTAGCTATATTTCTTGTAAATCTTCCAATAGTAAGGCTATTTCCTTTACTTATTATTGATGCTGATAATTTACTTGAATTTGCTTTGTTCACCTGTAATGTTTTATTCACTTCACTAGATTTTATATTGTAAGTCTTTCTTACCTCTTGATTAACTCTTTTCTTTGTAAAAGTAAGAGTTCTATTTAAAGCCGATGCTGTAGCTTTAGGTATTTCTTTTGGAAATGAACTTAATTTACTTACAGCTTTTTTTAATTCACTATCATCTATTTTTATATTGATAGCCATTAATTTCTTGCTCCTTGTAATATAACTTCATATATTCCAGAATCATATTTAACATCAAAAACAGTATATACTGCTCCATCAAACCTTTGTAATTCTCCCACTTTAATTTTCTTCACTAAATCTTTGCTTTTAATGAAATAAAGTAAATCTGCTTGAATTATTCCATCATATTCTTTTTGATTTCTCTCTTTTAAAGTCTCATTATCAACAAGTACCGTTTTTACAACTCCATCAATATAGTGATTTTCTCCAAATTCATCAATATTAATAAAAACAGAATTTATATCATTTTGAACAATATCTTTAAATGACATCCCCATTATTTATTTTTCCTTCCAATTTTATTTTTAATAGATATAGTCTCCTCTTCATTTTCTTGTATCATTTCAACTTCTTCATTTATATTTACATTTTCTAATTCATCATTAATGTTTTCTTGATTATCTAAATTATTATTATCTATATCATCAACTAATTGTTCATCATCATACCATTTAGCAGTACCAACATCTAACCATGTCTTTACCATATCATGATTAGATGCTGGAAGCTCTTCACCTATTTTATATTGATGTGATTCAAATAAAATAGGATATGTTGCTACCAGCTTTTCACTCATATTATCACCTATCCTAATAGTTTTACATATACACTTGTATTGTTTGATTGTGCATCAGCAATAGCATATCCTGCTGGAATATTAGAAGCTTCTGTTGTTGTTATATAATCTTTACTAGAATCATAATATACTTTTGCTCCAACAGATATTTCTTCTTCTGATGATTTTTTCAATTCAAATACACCTAATACATATATAGATCCAATTTCATTAGCATTAATATCTGTTCCAGCAACTCCCACTCTTGACGTTATACTGACTACAGTTCCAGCTTTAATTATTTCATCTGTCTTATTTTTATAATCAATAGACTCTCCTCTTTGACAATATATTGCTTTCATTTAATATTCCTCCTATAATAATGGATTTTTCATTGCAATTCCTGGATTTTTAATTATTCCTCTATAGTCCATAACTGAAATACCCCAATCTAAGTAAATATCCCATACAAATCCTAGTTGACCTGCTGTTTCCATACGTCTTATAGTAGGGATTTCTTGGCCATTTAAGTAATCAACTTGTATTGAATCAGTATCTCCTTTATCTCCAACTACAAACCATGGTATTTCATTTGTTTTGCATAATACATTAAGTGTCGCATCTTCTATTATTTGAACTTGATTTTTATATCTATATAGTGGATTAGCAGCTTGAGTATTTCCAACTGAATTAATTGTTGGACTATCAAAAATAGTATACATATCAAATGCATATCCTACTGGAACAATAATATAAGTAGGTCTTATTATTATTGCTTCTCCAAATTGGTCAGTTTGTAATTGTAATGCCATAAATATCTTTTGAACAGCTTCTGCTGTTATTCCACTTCCACTTGATATTAAGTTTTTATGATTAGCACTAAATAATGGAGTTCCATCATAAATTGCTGGATTAGTTAAAAGTATGTCATATACTTGTTTATTTTGAGTTTTACGTGCTGATGCAGCATATTTAGCAGGTATTTTTGATAAAAAGTCAATATCATCATTGATGAAAGCTTGTCTTGTCATAGAAAATTGTCTTCCATATGTTTTTAATCTTCTTGTTGGAAGTTTTTCATCACTTGGTAAGTCTTGCTTTAATTCTCCGCCTTCTGGAACTTCTAAGAATTCTCCAGCTGGTCCTGCTAAATATTTATTTTCTACTGTTTTAAAGTCCTTAAGTGTTCCCTTTTTAGTCCAAATATCAAATGTCACAGGAGCTGTTCTATGTCCCTCTACATATGCTTTATTAATAGCTTGGTCCATTATACTTGGAAATGCTGAAGTAGGATTATAAAATTGTCTAGAAAGCATATTATACAATTCGTCTGAAGATTTTCTGTTTAAATTTATATTTCCATCGCCTTGTAATGTCTCTATAGCTAGATCTCTTAAAGACATCCCCATTAACTCTCTAGCCCCATCTGCTGGTTTTTCTAAAATAACACCTCCACGCATAATTAAAGCATCTGCTGCAGCAGCTCTAAATTTATCCTGTTCATCTGCAATCATATGAGTTTCTGCAGTACCTCTTGTTTGTATTGGTTGTGTTTCACTTCTCATATTTTCAATTATTGCTTTTCTCACTTCATCTACAGTTGTTCCATTCTTTATATAACCTTCAAAATCAACCTCAAATTCTCTACATAAGCTTGTTATTTCTGATACTCTTTCTCTTTCAGCTTCAACAGCTCTTTCATTTGATCCTTGTCCAGAATTTTCAATTTCCTGTGTTAATTGGTCAATTTCTCTTTGAAGTGAATCAAATTCTAATTGTTCTTCTGATGTAAGGTCTCTTTTGCCTTGCTTTGCTGTGTTAACTATTTCTTGTTGTCTTAACATTTTTTGTTGTCTTTTTTGTTTTGGTCCCATTCTAGTTCCCTCCTAATACTTTAGATAAATTTTTATTTATTTGAAGTTGCTTTTCATAATATGAAAGCGACTTTTCAGCTATTTTAAATTGATTTATATGATTGTTTTCTATTTCTCTTCCTACTCCAACAGTAGGATCAGCTGGAACACTTACAATAGATATTTCATAAGGAGTCCACTTTCTTGCTATTTCACAAGGACCCATAAATCTCCCATCTGATGATGATTTATTTGCCATTACCTCTTCCCATGAATCAATTTGATACCCAACAGATACTCCTTTTAATGTTCCACTTTTTACTTTCTGATATATTTTTTCTGATTCATCATCTGTATCAAATTCAATTTCAGCATTACCTCTATTATTTTCAATCCATACTTTAGTTACTTTACCTATAACAGCATCTCTATTGTGATTAAATAATAAGCAGCCGATTTCACTTAATCTAGTTAAATCGGCTGCTCCATCATTATGGTCAAGTATTTCAGTACCCCACCATCGTTCATATGGTTCTTCTGATGAAAAACTCAATATGAATTTTCTTTCATTTCCTTCACCTTCAACTGATCTTATAGAATTTATAACTAATTCTCTAGTTGAATTTTTTTCTCTAATATTAGAACTATTATTTTTTAATGTTCTCAACATATAATTCCTCTTTGTCTTTATCAAAAATAACACCTCCCAAGTCTATTCCTTTTGATTTTGCATAATCTAAAACATCCTTCATCTCTTCTATTTGTTCTTTCCAATCCTTTCCGTTTTCTGCTGCTATTTGCTTAAATGTTTTTTGCCCTGTTTGCAATGCTATTCTATTTGAATTAGCTTCTTTCAATGGATCTATCCATTTCTTTGGAGCTTGTATCCATTCATGCCTAAGATAATCGTCTTTTTTATTCCAAAAATCTTTAAAATCAAACATTCCACTTAAATAACCAGATATAATAAATGTTTCATAAACCTCATCTAGTACATTTTCAATTAAGAGTTCAATTTCCTCAGCATATGTTAATCCATCCTCTATACTCCCTTGCCTAGCTGAAGAATAATTTGTTTCAGACATATCTCTAGATGTAGCTTCATAACTTATACCTTGTCCTGCTCCAACTAATCTTTGTTGAAGTTTTATATAACTTGTTGCATCTGCACTCTGTCCTGATGGGTTAACAACTTGTATTTCATCACCTGCATTTAATTCTTTTATCATACCAGGTGAAATAGTTTTTCCTTCATAATCATGTTTGTTTTGAACTGATCCTGTTGCCCCTCTACCAATTCCAGTAGTAGGTATTTGTTTTTTTATAAAAACTGATAAACATGCTGCTATCCTTTCTTTAACAGATACTGCTGTCATAAACTCATTTGCATCTCTTATCCTAGTTATAGTTGATGACATATCAGACATTTCTCTTATTTGTGATGGTCTTTTTTTAGAATAATAAAATATAACGTATTTATCTTCAATATAAATTGGATTTTCTACAGTATATCCATCAATACTATATTGTTTGATCCAATATCCAACTGGTTTGTTATAAGCGTTATATTCAATTCCTCCTACCACCTTATTTTTATCAACTTTAGGTACCATCTGTGCAGTATCTAGTTCATCAACTTCTATAGTTTGAAGTTTAAAAGGAATAATACCATCTTTTGTATATCTTTTTAGAAATAATATTCCTCCATCAACTTTTTTTCTTTCAACAGCCATTCGTATCATTTGATTAAAACTTTGACTTCCTGTCACATCACAATTATCTTTTTTACACCATAGTTTCCATGTATTTTCTATCTTTTGATTTAATTCTTCATCTATGCTTCTAGCTTGTAGAGTATAACCACCACCTATGACATTTCTTTTAAATGCTCCTACAACAGAATTCATAATATCTGAATTTCTTTCAAGATCTCTACATCTAGCTCTCACATTGTCTCGACTAAATCTATCCGTCATTTCTGCTGACTGATTTGTAGTTTTCCAATTAGCATTATTCCTACCATAACTTCCAGCATCATAGTGTCTTATTTCTCCTAAGTATTGTCTATAAGCTTCACGTTTAACGCCCCATTCTGGTGATATAAAACCAATTAATCCATCTAGCCAATTCATTTTTATCACCTACCTTCCTGAAAATACTGCTACATACGTATCATCTAATAGATTACTTTCATTTTGTGCAACTTGTGCCATAAGATCATCTTTCATTTCCTTAAGCATTTTCAAATCAGCTCTTGTAAGTTGTCTTGAACCAATCTTATAAGATTGTCCACCAACTAAAACTTTATATATAGCCTTGTCTACTTCAGCAAGCATTTCTTTTGCTGAAAGATTATTTTCATCCATATTAATAACCTTCCTTTATATCCATTTTTCATTTTCTTTAATCCAACCCTCTTCTGGTGCATATTGTTCATCTTGTTTTGATTTTTCATGTACTTCTTCATTATCTTCTAAATGCAATGTTCTTACTCCTAATACATCAGCTGCAGCTAATGCATAAACTTCTGTATCTAAATAGTGATTATCTGCATGTGATTTCTTTAATACCCATTGTTGTACGGTTTTATTTCCACTTTTAACATTTATTTTATGTTCAGCTGTAACCTGTTCCGCATATTCTCTGTCACATCCTTTGTAAACCATCCACGCTCCCTTACCATTATCTTTTTTCATACGTCCAGCAATCATATCTTTATATTTACCACCATCAACAATAACTAAATTCATTCCATATGCTTTAGATTCTGATTTATTTACTTTTGAAAGCTTATAATGTGATAGTTGTGGATTAGATGCACCCTTAACTGGTAAACACCACTCGGAATTACTTGATGCAAAATCATAAACTGAATCTGAATCATATCCTGAATCCATTAATGTTAAATTAACAACCATTTTTGTTCCATCTCTTTTACAATATTCTAAATTCATTATTTTTTCTATTTCTGCAAAAGAAAAAGCCTGTCCATGACATATATTTTGACTTGTTATAAAATTACCCCAAGCTCTTATACTCCAATACAAGCAATTTTCTTGAACATCTACTCCACCTGTAAGCATTTTTGCCCACGATGGTACAATGAACTCTTCATATTCAGTTTGTCTATCTAATACTAAATCAGCATTTGTTTTTAATTTTGTATCTTCCCAAGGTTCTGCCAGCCATGAATTTATAAAATTTTGTAGTTGGTCAGGATCATCTCGAGATTCCAAAAACTTTTTGGCCATATCTTCCCATGTTACAAATATACTGTATAAAGAATTAAGCCAAAATGACACTGTTTTAGGCTTTCCTACACATTTTTTATTTATGCTCTTCCATTGTCCAAGTCTTAACATCTTAGGCTTTTCTCTATCTTCAATCAAACATCCACATTGTTGACATATATATTTAGCTGTTGCAGCTCTTTCAGATATAGTTAATTTACTTTCTTTATCCTTCTCAAAAATAACCTGACTCCATTTAAGTTGTATCATTTCACCACAATGTGGACATGGAACAAAATAGTGTCTCTGTTCTTCTGCTGCTTCATGTATTCTCCAAACATAATTATTTTTTAGAGTTGGAGTAGAACATGAATATATTTTTTTAGAATGTTTAAATGTTTTTGTACGTTCTATTGCTAGATCATATGGTGAAGCTTCTTTCTTAGATGCTCCACTCATCTTATCTATTTCATCAAACATCAAAAACTTAATAGCTTTAGATGCAAGTTTACTTGGAGAATTAGCACCTCTTAGATATAAATTCATTCCTTTAAATTTTAAAGAAAGTTCTTTAGATTGATTTTCTAAAAATCTTTCTTTAAGAGAAGGACTTTTTAAAAATGCTGGCTTCAATTTATCATTAGATATATCTTTTGCAAGGTCATCAGTAGGATAAACAATCATTGTAGGACTAGGATTTTGTGTTATTATCCACCCAATTTCATTTAATAATGCTTCTGTTCCACCAACTTGAGTTGGTTTACAAAAATTTATATGTTCAATGTAAGGATCATTAAAACTGTCCATGATTTCAATTAAATATGGTGTAACATCATTTGACCATTTACCAGGAATTGAACTTGATTCATCAAGTACTCTATATTTTTCTGCCCATTGACTTACAGTTAGTTGTTCAGGCTTTGCAAGAGTACGTTTTAATACTCTACTGAATAAATTACTTGTCTTTTCTCTTGAACGTATCTTTTCATTTCCCATATCATCACCTTATTTTTATTTAATCTTCATCATCCTCCTCATAATCTTCATCAGAATCATAGTTTTTCTCTCTATTAATCTTATCTGGATTATATTCAGATAGTTCTTCTAATGTTTCATACATCTCTTTTTGCAATATCTCTATTATTCTATTTATGTCTTCTTCTCCAAGTATCTGCACTGCAACCTTACTTGGAATAGATAATAGTCTATTTCTAAAGTTTATCAACATTTCACTTAAAAATAATTCAACATCTGAAGCTTCATGAAGTTCTTTTTTTAATTTTCTAAGCTTCAATTTTGATATATTTTTCTTTATTTGTTCATGCTCTGCCTGTTCCTTTTCTCTATCTATAGATGTACCCATATTTGTTTCCGCTTTTACTTTGTATTCAATATACTCCTGAACACATTTTTCAAGTGAATATTTTTTACCATTTTCAGCGAATGAAAAGAAACCTTCTTCTCTTAATTGTCTAACCCTTCGAGATGTGATTCCTAAAATATTTGCAAGCTCTTTTTGATTTACATTCATTCCAAAATTGCACTCCAATTCTTAAACAATTTTTTCATAATTATTTTTAATCAAAATAAAATAATTCGAATACTAAAAAGAGGAAGGAAGTACCCTAAAAATTTTTTTCATAAAAAGATGAAAACTGGGCATCGCTAGACCCGTATTGGGTCACCCCCCCTGTAAAGTACCTTAAGCCAAAAAATAAAGCACCTATTTTCTTTGCTTAAGTGCTCCACGTTCTCTCTTGTAACTATCATGCCTCATGCATTCTTTAATATCATCATATGGATAATAATACATGTCTAATAGTTCACACTTGTTAAGTTCTTTACACTTACCACATACACCAGGAGACTTAGCACAACATATTTTATCTCCACTAAACTTTACATTTAATCTTACTCTTTTTCTTTTCATCACTAAGCCTCCTTCTTAAATAAGCAAAGCTCCATGCAATCTAAATAATTAGATCGCACAGAGCTTTATGATTATTAGGTGGTAATTATTATATTTTATTGTATATTATTATTTAATATCCTTAATTTATAATATTTGCTAATATCATCTTACTATATATAATTGATACTCACAATAGCACGAAATGTGCATGAAATGTGCAAATTAGATTATATCCCTTACACTTTCAGGGAAAAGTATAGTTATAAGCTTATTAATCAACCTCTTCCTATTTCTAGATATAGTTGTCCTATCTTTGCTTAATCGTTCTGCTAACTTCTCATCAGTATCTAATTTTTCCTCTTCTGTATTTAAATATTTTAATTGTATTATATTAAAGTATTTATCATCTCTTATTTTATTTAATGCATTATCTATTTTATTTAAATCTCTTTGAGTCTCTATCTTTTCAGTTTTATATTTCTCTATAAGTTGTAAGTATCTATCTTCAGCAGTAATACTTCCACCAGCACTAGAATAAACAACTATTGATTTACTTGCTTGAGGTAATCCATTTAACTTTATATCTTCTATATCTTCTTCTTTTTGTTTTATAGCTTCTTTTAAGTTTTCATAATTATAAAGTAATATTTCTACTCTCTTATAAAAAGGGAATTCTCTTCTAATCATATTCTTGTTTCTAAATTCTTCAATAATTTCTTTAGCTGTTTCTTTAGCAGTTTTTTTTATTAATTTATCTTCTAATGTAGATTTATTCATACTAAGCCTCCTTATTCTCTTGGTGGTTTTATAAATTTTTAATTTTTCCTCTTAGAATACCTTCTAATAATTCATTTTCGTTAATCCTATTTGATTACATGCCTTTTAAATATATTTCATATTATTTATTTAGTGAACATATAAATTAAATATTGGTACCCAAAAGTGCCAGGACCTTTCTTCATTATATTGGGAAATTTTCAATATAAACAGAAGGGAGGTGAAATTTATGAAGTTGGAAATTGATAATAATATAAAAGTCAAAATTGAACTTTCATTAAAATTCAATCTATCAAAATTGAATATATTTGAGATTTTCTTACTACTAGAAGTAGTTTTTAAATTTATATCTCATTTATTCTAATTTTGAAAGATTCCTGACATATTTGGTGCCTTTCAATCTTTATTCTAGAATTGAAGTACTTTTATAAAATCATATCATAATTTATATATTTTAATTTTAGTACTATATAAAACTTAAATAAAAAAAATACCGAAAATTCATTTCTGAATAATACGGTATTTTATATATAACCTTATCTTCTTGGATTTTCAAATGATGGTGGTGTTGGATTTGGAGCTTCATGTGAAGGACCAGGATTAGATAAATTAAAATATAGTTTAGAATCTTCGGTAACTCCAAAATCTTTATTTGAACCTGTTTTTTGAACTTTGTTTAATGCTTCTCTAAATAAAGCATTATGTGCCTCTTCTCTATTAAGTAAAAAATCTATTGTTGCTCTTACTTCTTTATCTTCAATTTGTCTGTACAGATATTCATAAACTACTTTAGCTCTTTGCTCAGAAGCTATATTAGATAATAAATCTGCAACTAAATCTCCAGTTACTGTTACATAATCAGCTGTCCAAGGCGCCCCTGATGAATTAATTAGAACTGGTGACAGCCCACATTGTACATGTGTTTGAATTTCTCCATTATTTACTTTTTCATTAGCTACATCATGGCCATTTAGCAAATTTATTGTTTGTGCTACCATTTCCATATGGCTAAGTTCTTCAGCACCAATATCTAAAAATAAATCTTTTATCTCTGGATCTTTTATTCTAAAGCTTTGTGAAATATACTGCATTGCTGCTTTAAGTTCTCCATTCCCACCACCTAATTGTTCTTGCATTAATACTGCATATTGTGGGTTAGCTCTTTCCACCTTTACTTCATGTAATAACTGTTTTTTATGTTCAAACATATATATTCCCTCCAAATAATTAATTTTTCTAATTTATTATTTGTTAATACGTAACTAAATATTCAATACCGTGTTATTAAATTTTCAAAGAACACTTTTGTTCATACTTCAGTTAATCATTATATTGTGTATAGTTAACTCACATTATAATCTGCATTAATAATAATAAATTGCTAACTAAAATAAATAATACAACTGAACCTATAATTTTTAGCTGTTCTTTCAGCTCTAACTTTTTAGTTAAACAAAATAAATAATAAATTAATGCAACTGTAAGTATATTTAATAAAACTTTAGTTACATATCCAATATCATTACTTACAGTAAAGTAATCTCCATGCATAGCTTTACCCCTCTTTCCCCATATATCATATTTTCTTTTGTTCTTTAACGATATATGGATCTAGTTTTTGACTTAATTCCAATACTCTTTTATCTTCAGTGCCATATTGTGCAATCCTTTTATATAATTCTTCTCTTAAATTCTCCATTTATCATACCCCATTATTTTTTTATATTTTAGAGGGGATTGTCTCCCCTCTTATTTAAATTGCAGTAACTTAACATTAGCTTGAATCCCTACTGTGCTAACAGTTATTAGTCATGCAAATTTTAGCTAATTATTTTGTGCTTGAGTTCTAAGCCACTTTTTACATATTTCATATTTGTTATTTCCTTTGCATTCAATTGCCAGATCACAAAATCCAGCATATCCATTTCCACCGCTACACCTACTACATATAAAAATAGCAAGTTCATCTATTGTTAAATCTTTTACTATTTCAAAATTAGTTTTAAATCTAGGTAAATTAACTACCTCTTCCTTTGATTTTTCTATATATTTATCATTAGATTTTACACTTTCTCTTTTTAACTCTTCTTTCTTGGCCCTAACATCTTTTATTGATAGTTGACCTTTATCTTTAAATTCTTCAAAAACTACTTGTTGAGTTTCTTCTGGAAGTGTAGATAATTCATGTGCTGCTGATATATTAACTTTTGCTTCCTTAAACTCTTCCTTAAATTCTGGAATAAGATTATTTGTTATTCCTTCCATTCTAGCTATTTGTGATGAAGAGGTATTTAATATATCTGCAACTATTTCTCTTACTCTGCCTTGTATCTTTTCTTGTTTCTTATATTCAGTTAACAATTCTTTTAATTTTTCAGCTTGTACTGTCTTTTCATAATCAGTAAGTTCTCTAGCTGTTGAATTAGTTATTATAAGTAATAGCTTATCTTTTAAAGCATCTTTTTCACTCTCAACTTTGCAAGGTACATATTCAAAGTCCTTATTTCCTTCTTCAAAAAGCATTTTTAAGGCTTTATATCTCCTGTGCCCTGCTATTATTTCATAACCTTCATCTATTTTCTTTACAACTAGATTTTGTTGTAAACCTAATAATTCTATTGAATTTTTAAGTTCAATTACATCCTCTGTTGAATAGAAATTTTCATCTGATGGTTTTAACTCATTTATGTTAATTGGTACTGTTTTAAACTTCTTTTGACTCTTGTTTTCAACATTAATATTTTCCTTAGAATTATTATTAAGTAATTCCATCATATTAAACTTAGCCATACTAACTCCTTTATTTTGTGTTCGATTCGGACACAATAAAATTATTTTCTAAATTGATTATTACTTTTGAGATTCTCTTTAAATTTTTCAATTCTCTTTACCTCTTCTGGCTTACATTTTGATAAATCTACAGCATATGGACAATTACTCTCTTCATCCACTCTTTCTAGATTTATATCATCAAAAGCTTTAAATATTATGCAATTCTTATAATCTTTTGTACATCCAACACAATTTACTTCTGCTACCTCTTCTATTATTGGGATAAACTTTTCTCTTTCCATGACAACATATTTATATCTATCTTAAAGATCTCTAAATAACTTTTTTAATGTATAATCATCAATCAACCTATAATCAAACTTTATTAATTGTTTTTCTAATTTTTCTCTTTCTTTTTGATCTAAGTTTTCTTCAAGTTCATCACAGAATTTATTCAGATAACTTCTTGATTTAGATTTTGGTCCATTCTATCTACTGCACCTTTACCAACTTTTTTATCTATTCTTTTTCTCATTTTTCTATCTTCAGCTCGTCCCATAAAATTAAACCTTCAAATCCAAATATTCTTCTACAAGTTGTAAATAATCTTTAGAAGCTGCACATCTTTTTGAATAATCACATACTGGTAAACTTGCAAATGTGCTTTCGTCTACCTTTGGTGTTCTTCTTATATGAGTTTTAAATATAGGATATTTACTATTTTTAATCAGGACCTCTTCTCCTTGATTATTAACATCATTGTTTTGGTATTGAGTTATAAAACATCCTTTAAGCTTTATTTTAGGATTTATTTGTTTTGCATTTTCTATTTGTTCATTTAGTTCTTTTAGTCCATCAAAAGCAAATTTATCAATTTTAATTGGTATTAAAACATCTTCACATGCTACCAGAGAGTTAATTACAGATATATTTATATCTGGTGGGTTGTCTATTATACAATAGTCATAATTATCACAAACCTGACTTAATCCCCTTTTTAATATTGTTTGCTGCTCTTTATCATCATCTTTTATCACATCTAAATTCGCTTTTAATAATCTCATGTTTGCTGGAATTAGATCTAAATTTTTATATTGAGTTGGAATTATAACATCCTCAACATCTATTTCAGGATTACACATTATATCAGCTATACTTAATTCCTCTCCATCATGTAAGCTAAACATCTTAGTTGCATTCCCCTGTTTATCATTGTCTATTAATAAAACTCTTTTATCATAATTAGTTGCTAAGATATGGCTTATGTTAACTGATGATACAGTTTTAGCAACTCCACCTTTTAAATTTATAATAGAGATTGTCCTCATTTTTATATTCCCCCTAAACTGTCAACAAGATTGTGGATAAGCTGTTAATTATTCTCTTCATCTATATCAATTAACTCTCTTCGTGCATTTCCAAGTATTCTAGTGTAATTTTCTAAGTTAAAATCCTCTTCACATGTATAATTCGTTGCATTCTTCATTCCCATTGAATAAAGCATTAGCTTTTTACTCTCTCTTAACAATTCTTTTAAAGAATCTATTTTCAATAAAATCACTCCCGTTTCTTCATTCTGGCATACAAATAAAACCCACTAGCTCTATCACTATATAAAGTTTCACAATCCTTATATTCATATTTTCCTTTGTATACACTTTCAAAAAATTCTTGATATTCATCAGGCCTTTTAGCTATTTTTTCTACTTTTCTTTTAGTTAAAGTAGTTCTATCTTTAGTTATTATTGGTTTTTTAAGATTCTTACTATAACTCCATCTTCTACCTTGAAGTAATCCTTTTGCTACGTATTTTGCTATACCTGTTAATCCAAAATCATCAGGTTGAAGTCTCATACTATCAGTTCTACCTTTTTTCCAAACACTTTCAGCAATATCTCTGTCCATTTTATTGATTATTATATGATGATGAACCCTTATCTTTTTTACTATACTTGGATCATTGACATATTCAATTACATATAAATATTTAAGTTCTAGAAGACCTTCTTTTTTTCTACGCCTTTTTAATCTTCTTATATAATTTTCAATATCCCTTTTTGCCTCTTCTTCTTTTGGTAAATGATTATTTGTATAAGATAGTGTTATCATTAGATCATCTTTAGTGAAATTTGTATTTACTAGCCTAACTATTTTCTTCTTTGCATTTTTATCATTCAAATTCTTTTGGGCTTCTCTACTTTCTCCTATTGAAATTCTTGGTACGTCACTTCTACATTTCCATATAGGATATATTTCACTTTCAACTACATTTCCGCTTATTATAGTTTTTTTCATATAAGTGTATCTTAACTTTTTACTCTCCCTTAAGTTTTCTATTTCATCTTCTCTTGTTTCTTTTATCCTATTCGTATATACATTTCTATAATTATAATCATCATATAATCTCATTAGTTTTCCCCTTTTATTCTAAAATGGTCGACTTAATAATACCTATTACGAGGTCGTATAAATGCAATAATTGGCATTCATAAAACCTTGAAATATCACGCATGATGATTTATAATTATTAATATAGTTTTTTATAAATATCATGTTTCATACGAGATATTTACTGAATGTGTTTTGATTCCAACAAAATACATTCTTTTTTTATTTACTTTTAAATACAATTTATTTTCCATAGTTTACGTTTTAATTCAAAATAAAGGTAATTAAATTTAAATAGTATCTACCCATTATTTCTTTTAAGTTCCTTTGCAAAACATTGTGGACAAACATATCCCTTGTGATCTATCTTTTGTTTAATACTTACATTCCAATATCTATTGCATTTAATACATTTGCATTGCATATCTACTTTAATTGCTTAATATCATTTAATCAGCTCTTACAAAGGTTCTTTCCTTTGTAATTAATAACATCCTTTGCTTGTCCACAGAATGTACAGCTTGGCTCATACTTTTTAAGAATTATTTGTCCTCCATCTATAAAAATTTCTAATGAATCCTTAATTTCTATATCTAATGTTCTTCTAAGCTCTATAGGAATTACTATTCTTCCCAACTCATCAATTTTTCTTACTATACCAGTACTTTTCATTTCCTCTCCCCCTAATTTATAATTAAGATTTCTTATTTTCTATTTTTTGAAATGGCATTGTAAACATACCTATATTTAAAGCATTTTCTTTAAGTGCTTTAGGTAGATCTTCTCTTGTTATTCCATTTCTTTTTAATATTTCTTCTGCTTTTTCAACTGTCATTTCCATTGAAATCTACTCCTTTTAAAAATTTTCCTACATTATATATAGCAATATATTCAACTTTTCATTTCTTTGTCTCCCCAGCATAATATCATAAAATAATATTGAAAGGAGATGTTAAACTTGTGTACTTTAAACATAAATTCCATAAAAACCAATTTATTACATGGAAATAATCTAAAAACTCTAATCATGTCAGTTGATTTTTTCATATCTCTCGAACCTAACAACATAGATAAAGCTATTGTTGTTATTGATAAATTGAAAGCTTGTCAAATTAACTTTAATTTAGATGATTTTAATATATTCATTAATTCATTAGCTACTTTTAAAAATTATTTATTAGGAAATTTAGTAGTCGAGCCATCAGATTCAGCTTTTATTGAAAATAATCAAAATGGTATTCCTATAATAAACAATCTTTTAAGTTCAGTAAAAACTGATTTATTGGCAAATGGATATAATTTTAAATATTTTTACTTCTATTAGTTTTCCTTTTGTTATTTTTAGCTTATGCTGCTCTTGAACTGGTACTTCAAGAGCAGTTTTCTTTTCATCCCCCTTTTCCATCTAATTCACCCTCTTACTTTTCTCCATTTGTTTTGCAAATCTATATCCATCTATAAAGCTTTTAAAATCTTTTTGTTCCTCCATATTAAGTGATTTTATAAAGTCGAATATCTCATCTGCCTGCTGTTTCTCTTCTTTCTTTAAAATAACTTGCATTATTTCTCCTCCTTATGTTGTTACTAACTTCCACTTTTATCTACAATTTTTACTTCTAACAACTTACATACTATAACTGAAAACTACTGGAAGTAGCTGTTATCGTGTTTTTCTGATGTGCTTTTTGCTTGTTAAACACATTATACGCTTTATTAATGTTTGTGTCAAACTTTTATAAAAATCTTTTGTGTTTGACAAGCATTTTGTATAATGATACTATTTTATAATAAGGAGGTGTGAAAATTGGAGATTTATCAAAGAATAAAACATCTAAGAAAAACTGTTTTGAATTTAAGCCAAGAAGATTTTGCAAAACATATAGGTTTATCAAGATCAAATGTTGGTAATATAGAAGTAGGTAGAATAAATGTTACTGATAGAGTTATTGGTGATATTTGTGATACATTCAACATCAATGAAAACTGGCTGCGTAATGGAATAGACCCAATGCGTATGGAACCTGATACATTTTCATTAGATGAGTATGTAAAACAAAAAGGTGCAACTGATTTTGAATTAGAAATAATAAAAGCTTTTTTTGAAATGGATCCAGAAATAAGAAAAGCTGCTACTGAACAATTCAAAGCTAGCTTATTATCTAAATTAGCTAATACTAATGAACTTGCAGCTACTAAAGAAGAAAGTTTTGAAGATTATAAGAAAAAAGAACTTGAAGCATATGCTTTAGAGCTTGAAGCTGAGTCAAAAGGGGAAATATCATCAGCTTCAGGAAAGCGAAAAGACGCTTAAATAAAATAATAAATTAATATTCTAGTTTAAAGGGTTATGAAATATCATAACTCTTTAAAAATATATGGGGGATTTAATATGAAAAAATCTGCAATTTATGTAAGAGTATCTACTAATCATCAAATAGATAAAGATTCTCTTCCATTGCAAAAGAATGATATGATTAACTATTCAAAATACGTACTTGGTATAGATGATTATGAAATATTCGAGGATGCTGGATATTCTGGTAAAAATACAGATAGGCCTGATTTTCAAAAAATGTTTAAAAGAATAAAGAATGGTGAATTTACTCATTTATTAGTTTGGAAAATAGATAGAATATCTAGAAACCTCTTAGATTTTTGTTCTATGTATGATGCCTTAAAAAAATATGGATGTACCTTTATAAGTAAAAATGAACAATTTGATACAAGTACTGCTATGGGTGAAGCAATGCTAAAAATAATATTGGTATTTGCAGAACTCGAAAGAAAGCTTACTGCTGAAAGAGTCAAGGCCACTATGCTTGATAGAGCTAGTAGAGGATTATGGAATGGTGCTCCAATCCCACTAGGCTATAAATGGGATGATAAAATTAAATTTCCAGTGATTGATGAAGATGAAAAAGAAACAGTAATGTTAATATATACATCATATAGTGAACTGCAATCTACATCAGCAGTTAGAAATTTATTAAATAATTTAGGTGTACAAACCAAAAGAAATGGTACTTGGAGTACCAAAACTATAAGTGATATTATAAGAAACCCATTTTATAAAGGTACTTATAGATATAATTATAGAGAAACCGCAAGAGGTAAAAAGAAAAAAGAAAATGAATGGATTGTTTTAGATAACAATCATGAAGCTATTATATATGAAGAGTTTTGGGTTCAATGCAATGAAATAATGGACAAGAATTCTAATAAAAATAATGCTAAATTTAGAGGAAACTCTAATGTTCATATATTTTCTGGGTTAATTGAATGCGGTGAATGTCATAGTACTATGTATGCAAAACAAGATAAACCTAATTTAGATGGATATAGACCTAGCTTATATGCATGTAAAAGTAGATATAATGGTCTTGGTTGTACTCAAAAAACTATATCTGATAAAATTGTAGGAACTTTTGTATTATCATTTATTTCAAATATGATTAGACTATCAGATTTAGATAGAAAAAATTTAGATAAAGAGAAAGTAGAAAAAATGCTATTAGTTGGGAAATCCTTTAATAATGTTTATGGAATTAAAGAAATTGATACAATATTAAATTCTTTGATATATGCTCCTAAGAATTTGTTTACTCCTATAAAAAAAAGTACAGAAAAAAACAAAGAATCTTATGATATAAAAAAATTAGATACAGAATTGAAAAAATACGAAAAAGGATTAAGCAGACTTGAAGATCTCTATTTATTTGATGAATGTGATATGTCACAAAAAGATTATATACTAAAGAAAAATAAAATTAATGATAAAATTTCTGAAATTAAAGAAAAGATTGATCAAACTATTACCTTGAATATGTCGTCATGCAATTATGATTTTTTATTAAATGCTACAGCTCTTGAATTTTCAAAAGAAATATCTAATGGAAATGTTGACTTAAAAGCACTTATACAGCGTGTTAATAGAGACATAATCAAAGAATTTGTAAATACATTAATCAATAAAATTATAGTAAAAAATAAAAAAGTTCAATCAATCGAATTTAAAAATAGACTGGTTGTAACTTTCATATATAATTTGTAAACTCTCACATTTCCTATCTTAAAGAATTCTTATTTACTTCTACCAACGGACAACCCCATGTTTCAATAAAGAAGTGTTTATTTCCATCTTGCTCAACTATATTATTAAGCTGTTTATCATCAAATTTTATCATTAATATTAAACCTCCACTTTAAGTAAATTCATTTAACAATATTAAATAATCATATATATTGATTAATATGATTATTAATACTAAAACTTATAAGTAAATATTATTACCTTATAATATTATATCAATCATAATAATGTATAGGCAACATGAAAATTTATTTTTCTATTATCTATTAATCTTGCTATATAATAAAAGATTTATAGGATTATAAGTCTTTTATTATATGTAGATTTTACGATAATATAAATTCACTTAAATAGTAAACTTTGAAATTATCCCATTAATTTTTAATGCTAGTTCAGCCTGTTCTTGAGTTGTCTTAAGCTACTTGTTCTATTGTTTCAACAGACTCGCTTATACTATTCTTAACAGAAGATACATTTTCTGAAGATGTTTGCGGCATATCTGCCTCCCATAGACATAATACAACTGCGTTTACTTAATTACCACTCACCCCTTCCATAGTGTAAAAATTACAGCAGTATATTGTTGCTATATCTATATCAGTATTTGAAATTGGAATAAAAGTATTTTTTTCTAGTCCCTCTTCAGTGATAATATAAACTTTCAATGTTATATTATCTATATAGCAATCATATTTAGTCATTTGCTTATGTTCATATTTAACTGCATTAATAAAATCTAATTTACTTTTAAAATCACTTTTTCTTCCATAGACTATTTTCTTATCATGATTCCAAATTAATTTGTTACCCAT